CATCAACATCAGCAAGGATTGATAACTTTAATGTACGATTACCGGTTGCCATTAGACCCATTCCTTAATAATGCGATCAAAACTTTGTTCCCACTTATCAATCAATTCAGGCTGAATTCTGCGAAGGGTTGGATATATGAACCATCCGCGAGATCCACGACCTTGCCGTCCCGAATAACTAGGAAACTGTTTGAATTTATTTGAACCAAACTCAATGCCACCCCATAAGGTTTGTGTAGTAGCACCACCCGAAAACTTTTGTCTAGCGAATCCGTAACTGAATTCACCGATCTTGCTTGATTTAGAGATGCTAACGCCATCCGCGACTCTTTGCGCAACTTTGCCAGCCTTTGTTCGAGTTCCAGCTGCCTGCTTAATTTCCTCTGATGCAAAATACGCCAAAGCAGCAGATTGACGGCGTGTTTCCTCTATTGCTTGGTCATCCATAAGTTTGAAAGCCTTGTAAATATCGCGCAGATCTTTTTTGTTATAGGCGATTGTTTCATTTGCCATTCCTCTGCTCCAATACTTCTATAGCTGTATAGATGTCGTCTGCGTCAACCCATTCTCTCATTGGTATTTGTGTGGCTATTGCCAACTCAACCAATAATCGATTTAGGCTTCCTGCTGGATGGCTTTTGGGTCTGCATCACCGACTTCTGCAATTTTGCAATTCTCGACAATATCCATCCATGCTTCAAAAGGCCGGATCGGTTTGTCTGAAGTCCTTTTAATTGCACTGTGAGCTAAAAACAACATATCCCACATTCCAACATAACCATCGGAACTCCATTTGGTAATAACTTTTCCTGATGCCTTTTCCCATTTCGCAAACTCAGGCGGCTGGGCAACAACTGTCACTTCCTCGCCTGAGTTATATTTAATTGTAAGTCCTAGTTTCATTTTTTGCTCCCGTTGTTAGATTTTAACTAAATGTTTCGGTTACTTCGCCCTTTGAAACTTTCCATGTGAAAGTAACTGTCTGAGCATCCATTCCTGATCCACCAGCTGTTGGGTAATCAAGTAAGCAAGGGAACACAAATTGTGCACCTGTTGCTGTTGTTAATGTTACTGAAACTGTTGCATCTGGGCTAGTGTCTAGTGCTGTCCAAATTGCTTCGCATACTGAATTGGTCTTGCCCCAATCAGCAAGCATTTCCAAAACGAATTCTGCTTCAACATTTGTTGTCTTATATGCCTCACCATCAAGTGTTTGATACACCTGACGATCGACAGTTTTTGTTAAAATCGCGCTTGTTGCTTGTGCTTCGATGTCTGTTCCACCTGTGAAAGACAACGAAATATCGCGACCGGTAATTACTGTGGTAGCCATTATTTCTCCTTAGACTGTGCGTGTGTAGTAGGTAGATACTCGAACATCTGCAATAAGCAAAGTCGATGCTCCGACTGTGGTAACGGTTGGTCTTTCGACCGAGCTGACAATGTATCCTGCTGGAATAACTGCCAGAACGCTTATGATCAATTGCTCGATATTGTCGAGCGATGCTGGATTGCTGTTATATGCAACCGCAACTGTAATTGTAAAGTTAATTTTTGCTCTGATATTAGATTTGTTAATTGTTTCAAATTCTAAATATGGGCTATCTGGAACAACGACTACGGCAGGTGGAATTACTGTTTCAGGAACGAATGAATAAACATTTCCAGCAACACCTCCTAAAGCTGTGGCTAAAGGTGTGCGAATTTGTTCAAGAATTGTTTGATTGGCCATTATTGGGCAATTCCCTCAGTATCTACATAAGGCCCTAAAATTCCAATTACTCTTGAATATAAACTGCGACCCATACGATAAGGAGTTGCTGTGAAATCTACTCCTTCGATTTGTCCGCCTGCTGCGACTCTTGATTGAAAGATTTCGACTGAAATAACATAGACTGCTGATTTAATAGATTCGTTTCCAACATAAGTTGATGCTGAAGTAAGAGTCGCGCTTCCAGATGGAATAACATTTGCTTCTGCGACATCGGCATTAGTGATTGCAGCTTGGAAGGTATATGATCCAAGATCTGAGTCAAGTACTGTTCTTGTTCCATTGTAAGGGCTTCCGCATCCTGCGATAACGACTGATTGTCCGGCTGTGAACTCATGAACACCTAGTGTAGTGAAAGTGGCGACATTGTCGTTTAATACTGTCTTTTGAATTGGGCTTTTGAATGTAACCAACATTGGTAAAATTGTGTTTTCGGCTGTATCTATTATGCCGTTTAGATAACTGTCAGAATACAAGGCAGATGACACACCAAGCACGGATCGCAACTCGGTGGCTGTGATTATGGTTGGCATGTCATCTCCTTACTCCCATTAAAGGATGCCTATGATCGGGAGCAACCATAGGCACTCAGTTAAATTAAGCTACTGATAGGCCTCTGAAGGCTGTTGGGTAGCGATTTACTACAGCAACATATCCGTAAAGACCGATCTCAATGCGTCCGTTAGCAACAATGTTTGCACGAAGTTCAATTCGTGGAGATTCATGGAATCTCATAGCTGCTGATGGATATACAAGACCATACTTCACATTTGAGTTATCGCCTGTGTAGTTAGGATCTACAACTAAATCAAGACCTGCAACTGTTCCATTTGTGCTGCCTTGTGTTACAAGACCAGCTGCGTTCGACGGAGCTGCTGCTGCAAATAGCGGACGACCATCTGCTACTGCGCCTAGTAATCCAGCAAAATCAATGCCATCCTCGCCACCTGATGGAGCAACCATCAAGCGATTTGGTGTAAAGCGCATTACATTGTAAGAATCTGCAATACCCTTTGCAATTGATGCGTAAATTGAAGCTCCTGATGTTGAACCGCAACCATTTACAGCAATTTTTGCTGCATAAGCATCTGTCTTTTGTGCATAAGATGCTGCTAATTCACGAACTAATAAATCAGCAAATGATCCGCCAGAAATTTCAGATCTGTCGAATAGCTCAACGTTCACCACGTTGGCGCCAGCGAACTTGACCACGTCATTTTCTTGATAGGTGACAGTTGTGTCAGTTGATGAGAATTCTACGCCTTCAGCAGTTTGTGCAACTGTTGCTTGTGTTCCCAATACAGGTGTAAAAATTTTCATTCCTGTTGCTGGTAGTGGAGCGCGCTCAATTGAGTCAATAAATGGACGTGATGCATCAATAATTCCAATTGCATCGCGTAAGTAGTTAGGTGGAACAGATCCGGTGTTCTCAGATACTGTTGCAATTTGTAATGCAGCAACTAAGTCGCGTGCATCTGTATCGCCTTGAATAGCGCGAACCTGTGCTGTTAAATACTGTCCTGCTGTAACGTTTGTATCTACGCGTGGCTTTGTATAAGCAACGTAGTTTGCAGTTACAACTGGAGCTTGTGCCGCTTCTACCGCTTCGGTCGCGATAGGAGCTTCAGATGTAATCTCTGACACTTTGTTCTCCTCTGTTGTTGTATCCTCAGCGGCTGCTTCGGAATTCTCTGTTGGTGTTTCACTAGCTGCAACTTCAGCGACTCTTGCGCTATCAATTGCTGGATCTGTAACAAGTGAAACTTCTTGAAGTGTGCTGGATTGAATTCTTAACACGCCTTCAACATTTTTCCATTCATTAATTTTAACTCCGACACTAAAACCATCACGAAGCCCAGTTGCAGCTTCCTCTAATGCATCATCCGCTCTGAAAGTTTTAGCCAAACGAAATGTAGCTTCCAACCCTGAATCGGTAGCAGTAATGTCAATTAACTTACCTAAAGGTTTGGTTGTTTGATGCTCAAGCAATAATTTGACAGGCTTTGAAAAATCAATTGAATCTTTTTCAAACACAGTTAATCCTGCACTTGTTGATCCTTGCTCATCCCATGTAACGATCTTTCCTGAGATTGTGCGCTTGTTAGTGTCAGCAGCTGTTATCTCTATTGGGAAACTAATTTTCATCGTATTAGGTCTTCTTCCTCTTGGATTTGTTCAACGCTCATCGCGCCGATGCGGTTTAGGATTTCATAAACTTGCGCACGCTCTAATGCTGAGCCACGCAAGAAATCATCAATATCAAATCGAGTTTCAATACCATTAGGGCAGAAATCGGCTTGAGATAATCTTTGTTCAATTGCAGTTAAGATTGGTCGTAATGAAAAGTCAATAAGTGCTTTTCTTTCGGCTGTCATATTTGAATAAGTCATTGATGTAGTTTCAGCAGATACAAATGATGCCGGAATTCCCGACGCTCTACTGATTTCCAAAGCAAGGTATTGTCTAGCCTCATTTAATTGTAATTTAGCAGGGT